GAGGCGCCGGTGGCTGAGCCCGCGCCTGCGGTGTAAATGACCGCTGCCACGGCGCCGCTGCGGCTGCCTGCGTGCCCGGGGTGCGCGGGTGGCCGTGAGATCAACGGGGTGGTGTGCCGGGACTGCGGCGGCACGGGCCGCCAGCGCGCCCAGCCGCGCATGCCCGCGGCACTGCGGGCGCTGGGACGCCGCTGGTCGCTGGCCGGCGCGGAGGCGGCGGGGACGCTGGTGCGCTGGTCGGCGAGTGTCCCTGGTGTGGCTGGTGCGGCGGGTGTCACAATCGGCGTTGCGATGATCGTCAACGGCGTGTTTCAGCAGGTGCCCCGGGCTGGGGTGGCTCTCGTGGTGGGCGGCGTGTTCGGGCTGCTCGCCGACAGGCGGATCTGATGGACGATCGCGGACCCAAGCGGTGCAGCTGCCTGTGCGCGCACAACCATCCGGGCGAGCGGGTCTGTGACGGGACGGCACCGGACGCGGTGGAGCTGAAGGACCGGGTGTGCGGGCCATGCCAGGCCGCGATGGGCCGGCTGTGAGAAGCCGCCAGATCCGGCCGGACTACGACCGGATCGCCAGGCTGGAATGGGAGCTGTTCGGCGAGGCGTTCGAGCACGCGGGATCGGATGTCATCCTGGTTCGTCCCCCACTGTCGTTCATCTCGCCGCCGATCGGCCGCATGTCGATGATGAATATCGAGCAGTCGGTCCGGATGGTCAAGGCGGCCGGCTGATGGCGGTGTTCGCGGGCCCGCGTGAGCGCACCGCGGTACGGCGCCCAGGCCGTGAGCGGCGGATCGCCCAGCTGGCGTTCATCGACCCCCCGATCGGTGCGCGTATCAACGCGGTCGAGGAACTGTACGGGGTGGGGTCGCCGGACCTGGCCGCGCGGCATTCGGCGGCGTGGTCGTGCCGGGACCTGATCGCGTCGATGATGGGGATGCTGCAGCCGTGGGCGTTCAAGCTGCCAGCCATGGGCATGCCGACGCCGACGCCGGGCCCGGCGATGGGCCTGGCCACGACCGGGACGCCGGTCAAGGTCACGACGCAGCCCGCGATCCTGAACGAGCCCGGCGCCGACATGGACATCGGGGACTTCCTGTATGCGGGCACGTACGCCCTGTCCCAGGGCAACGTCTACGGCAGCGTCGTGGACCGTGACCGGCTGGGCTTCCCGTCGCAGATCGAGCTGCAAGACAACGGCCGCGTCCAGGTCCGCAGGCTGGCCGACGGGTCGAAGGAGATCAAGTTCGGCGGGGTGGTGCAGGATGCGGCCTCGGTGTGGCACAAGTCGATTTTCCGGCCGCCGGGTGCGATCACCGGCCTGAGCGTGCTGCAGGCGGCGCACCGGTCGATGACGCTGGGCATCAACGCGCAGGACTTCGGCAACGGGTTCTTCGAGGACGGCGCGCATCCCTCCTCGCTGCTGACCAACGACTCGCAGGACGAGTTCTCCCAGGAGGACGCGCAGACGGTCAAGCAGAAGTTCATGGCCGCCGTCCACGGCAGCCGCGAGCCGGTGGTGATGACGGGCGGGTGGAAGTACCAGCAGGTGCAGGTGAACCCGACCGACTCCCAGTTCATCGACACGCAGGGCATCAGCGACTTGCAGGTGTGCCGGTACTTCCGGGTGTGGCCGGAGATGGTGGCGGTGCCGATCTCCGGATCGTCGATCACGTACGCGAACGTGGAGCAGCGGGCGCTGGACTTCCTGACGTACACGATGCAGAGGTGGATCACCTGGTGGGAGCGGAAGCTTGGTGCGCTCCTCCCGGCCGGCGAGTACGTGAAGTTCGACCTGTCGCCGCTGCTGCGCACAGACATCCTGACCCGCTGGACCGTCAACCACGCCATGATCGCCAGCCGCACCGTCACGCAGGATGAGGTCCGGGCCGGTGAGGACATGGCGCCGCTGACGGATGCCCAGCGTGACCAGGTCAACGCGATGCCGCTGCAGCCGATGCTGCCGAAGCTGAGCCAGGGACTGTAGGGAGGCCGGGAATGGACCGTGAGCTGCGGCGGCAGTGCCGGATGGGGATGCGGGGCGTGCCTGAGCGGCTGGCCCTGTCGTTCACTGGCGGCGGCATCGAGATGCGGGCGAAGCCGAACGGCACCGCGGCCGGTACCAGCTTCGAGTGGAACGGTTACGCGGCCGTCTACGGCGTTGACTTCCCGATGTGGGACCCGCGCGGGGAACGCTACGTTGAGTCGGTGGCACCGGGCGCGTGCAGGCGGTCGCTGGCCAACCCGAACCTTGACGTGCCGTTCTTGGTCGGCCACAACGATGCCGGGATCCCGCTCGCGAGGACCAAGTCGGGGACGATGCGGCTGGCCGAGGACACCCACGGCCTGCATGTGCATGTGCCGTCGATGGACGGCTGCCGTGAGGAGGTCCGCGCGCTGGCCAGCGCGGTGGAGCGCGGTGACATGGACGAGATGAGCCTGGCGTTCGTGTGCCTGACGCCGCCGGAGCAGCAGTGGAACGACAGTTTCGAGCACCGCACGGTCGGGGAGATGGACCTGCACCGCGGCGACGTGTGCGCCGTGGTGCATGGCGCGAACCAGGCCACGGCGGGGGCGTCGATGTTCCCGGTCGAGCAGCTGTCGTTCCGGCGCCCGGTGGCGATCGGCGGCCCGGCGATCCTGGGCCGGGAGCGGCGGATGCCGACGGCGCCGTACCAGGTGAACGACGGCGAGGGCACGCTCTGCCCGCAGTGCAAGTCAGCCAACGACGCCGATGCCAGCTTCTGTGACCAGTGTGGCGCGAAGATGGCCGGCGAGCCGGGCGCGTCCACGGTGACCGGTGAGGACGAGTCGCAGCAGTGCCAGTCGTGCCTGTCCATGAACGCCACCGACGCCAAGTACTGCGACCAGTGCGGATCGTCGCTGGCGGGCGTCCGGCCGTGGCTGGCCCCTGGTGGCGGGTACATCAGCGACTACGCCAGCGGCAGGCCACGCGAGCAGCGTGCGTCGGCCGAGGAGTCCCTGGACCTGTCCTCGGCATCTGACTATGACGCCGCGGCGGCGGGGCATGCGGCCGCCGGGCTGACGTGCCCGCAGTGCCAGGCGGGGAACCACGGCGGCGCCCAGTTCTGTGGCCAGTGCGGCCACAGCTTCGCGGCGGGCTCCGGGACGGGCGCGTCGGTGACCGTGGACGACTCGACGGGCATCCCGGGCCCGGAGGTCCAGATGGCCGCGGCCCGGAAGCTGGAGATCATGACGCGGGAACTTGAGCTTGAGGAACTCGCCGCCGCCCGGTAACCTGCGGTTTAGTTACACGGGTGTGATTTTGCCCCGGAGTCCCAGCCCGGCAGCCTTGCGCTGACCACCTGGCGGCCACCACGCAGATGACGGTCACGCCGTGATCCCAAGTCATCTCTGCGTGGAGGCTCCGAATGCCTGAAGGGCTGCGCCTGCCGTCTGTGCCGGGCGCGATCATCGGCTACCGCAACGACGGCCGGCCAATCCGTCTCATCGCTGGTGGCGATGAGAATCATGATCTGACCGGGCAGCTTGAAACCCGGCGCACATCCCTGATCACCGCGAACCGCGAGATCCTCTCGGCCGCCGCCGCGGCGGGCCGGGCGACCACGGCCGAGGAAGACACGCGGTACGCCGCGGGCATGACCGAGATCCGGGCGCTGAACCAGCGGCTGGACGACCTGGGCGACCAGGCGCAGCGTGAGGAGCGTGCCCGGGCGGCCCGCGCCGGGGACGCCGGGGTGGCCGACGACCACGGCTCCGGCGCCCGGCCCAGCGGTGTGCAGGTCACCTCGGAGCCGATGATCTACGGCCAGCACAGCCCGCACTCGTACTGGGCGGACCTGGCCCGCGACGCTTTCAGCAACGGTGACGGCGGCGGCGGCCTGGACGCCTCCCGCGAGCGGCTGGGCCGGCACGCGGCCGAGCTGCGCGTCGAGCTGCCGAACCGCCGCGAGCGGCGGGCCCGTGCCGCGCAGGAGCGTGTCGAGAAGCTGCACACCACGTCGCGGCGCGAGGAACTGGCCTTCGAGCGGTTCCTCGGCTCGGGCATGAACGTTTTCGAGACCCGCGCGCTCAACCGCACCGACGGCACCGGCGGCTATTTCGTGCCGCCGCTGTGGCTGGTGGACCAGTACGTGGCCTACCTGCGCGCGGGCCGGACGCTGGCGAACCTGTGCAACACGATGCCGCTGCCCGCGGGCACCGACTCGATCAACCTGCCGCGGATCACGACCGGCACGGCGACCGGCGCCCAGGCCGCTGACGGCGGCCCTGTGCCGGGCCGGGACATGGCCGACAACTACGTGAACGCGCTGGTCCGCACCGTCGCCGGGCAGGAGGACGTGGGTATCCAGCTGCTCGACCAGTCCCCGATCGCGTTCGACTCCGTGATCTCCAAGGACCTGATGCAGGACCACGCGATGCAGGTCGATGGCCTGGTGATGCTGGGGTCGGGGTCCTCGGGGCAGATCACGGGCCTGTACCCGCAGGGCACGATCACCGGGGGCAGCACGCCGGGCATCATCGTCAACGGCGTGACCGACACCGGGGGCAGCCAGTGGGTTGGGTCGTCCACCCGCGCCGACTTTTACAGCGGCGTCGGGCAGCTGTTCTCGCAGATCGGCCGGAACCGGTTCCAGCGGGCCCGGGCGGTCGTCAGCAACGAGGCGGTGTGGAACTCGTTCGCGACGTCGACGGACGGGAACAAGCGGCCTCTCGTGCCGCCAGGCAATCAGGGGCCGTGGAACGCGGCGGCGACCGGGGACTTCGACCCGGGCGCCCCGGACGAGGGGCCGGTCGGCACGATCCTGGGCCGCACCTGGTACGTGGACAACAACATCCCGCTGACCTTCGGCGGGGCGACCACGAACCCGTCGATGTCCAGCGTCTCCGCCGGGCACGTGGCGCCGCTGGATGGCACCGGCAGCGGGGACAACTTCACCCCGGTTATCGCGGGCGTGTTCGACGACCTGCTGCTGTTCGAGGGCGAGATCCGCACCCGCGTTCTGCAGGAGATCCTGTCCGGCACGCTGCAGGTCCGGTTCCAGATTTACAGCTACCTGGCGTTCCTGCCGAACCGCTACCAGGACGCGAACAACCGGATCATCTCCTACGGCAATGTCAACTCGGGCACCACGGCCGCGGCGGCGCTCTCGACAGGCTCCAGCGGCGGATTGGTGGGCTTCTGATGAGTGACCTGACATCCGGGCGGTACCCCGACTCCGAGGAGGAGTGGCTGCTCGACGGCAGCCCGGTGCCGCCGTACCGGCGCACGATCAGCCGCCGCGACATCGCGAGCGGCACCAGCGGCCTGACGGCGGCGGCTACCACGATCCTGACCGTTTTCCCGGTGCCGGTTCAGGTGGGCGACGCCTTCGATTTCGTCTCCTTCCTGGTCGCGGTGGCCGGCGGCACCCTGACCCACTCGTGGATCGCGCTGTACAACGGCACGGCCACGGGCGCGGCGCTGCTGGCACAGACGACGGACAACACCACGTCGACCGGCTGGGCCGTCGGCGCACAGAAGATCCAGCTCGGCTCCGTCGTGAGCGACATCGGCACCGTCGGCATCCCGCAGGGCGGCAGCTCCCCGGCGATCGTGCCGAACGCCCCGGCGGTATGGGGTATCGGCATCTACCAGTCCGGCACCACCGTCAACCTGTTCGACGCGATGCCGGGCAGCGGCGCTGGCAACGGCGCTGTCGCCCTCACGGGACAGATGCCGATGGTCACGAAGGCGGCCACCATCGCCGCGACAGGTACCGCCCCGGCGGTACTGCCGACGATGACGCCAGGCAACGGCGCCGTCCCCTACCTCGTGCTGTCGAGGAGCTGACGCGTGATGGCACCTTCGCAGGAAGGCCGGTACACCTTCGAGAATCATCGCGCTGAGGCTGCCGCGGCGGCGGCCAGGGCCGCCGTGCCGCCAGAGGCGGAGACCCCGCCGGTTTCCGTGGCCGACCAGCGCGCCCAGGGCGTGGCCGCCGCGGACACGGTGACCATGGCGGACCA